CCATGTATTTATAGTAATAAAACTACAGATACATGAAAGTATTAGGACCAAAAGAAACAGGTAAAGGAATATTAATAGAATATGACGCGGGATTTATTTCTCCCAAAGAGAATAAAAGTGTTATATCGGAAATGAAGGGAATTGATTTCTCTGAAGATATTATCCTTTACGCTGTTCTACAGAAATATGATACCCCGAATAAGAACGGGAGAATCTATCCAGAGAGATTACTCAAGAGAGAGATGGAAAAGTATCAAGAGATAATTGATAAGGGTTCAGCATTAAATGAACTAAATCATCCATCATCTTCACTCATAGATTTAGATAGAGTTTCACATACGATCACCGAGACTTGGTGGGACGGTAAAATTCTTATGGGAAAAATTAAATTACTTCTTTCACCTGGTTGGAAAAAATCAGGTATTGTAAGTACCAAAGGTGACCAAGCGGCAATGTTATTAATGAACGGTGTTACCTTAGGTATATCATCAAGAGGGGTAGGATCACTTAAATCAGTTAAAGGACAGAATATAGTACAGGAAGACTTTGAATTGGTTTGTTTTGATTTAGTATCATCCCCATCAACACCTGGTGCATATGTATTCCAAGATCCAGGAGATAGAGAAAAATACGAAGAATCGATTGAGGAACAACCTATCGTAGATGAGAGAATGAGTAAACTTATGGGTAATCTCAATAGTTTCTTGTCTAAATAATAAACTTTTCTTTGATTACTATATCATAAAAGTAATTTTTTCTTAATTAACAAGTATTTATTATTAAACTATATAAAACAAATGAGTAAAAAATCCATTTTAGAACAAGCATTGCTTCAAGTACAAGACCTTGAAGAGGCAGTAAAGGCAAACGCAAAAGGTATACTTGCTTCAACCATGAAGGAAGAACTAAACGATGTCCTAAACGAATCTATGGAACAAGAGGAAGTTGAACTTTCTACTAAAGAAGACGAACAAGATATGCCAGTCTCGGAACAAGGAATTGATGACGAGGAAGGAAATGATGACGAAACTTCGATAAACGACGAGCCAGCAGACGACGTTGATCCAGACATGGAAGATGAAGAGGGTGAAGACGAATCAGACGACGAATTATCAATAGATGATGAGGACGAAGATTTTTCATTACCAATGGATTCTGAAGAAGAAGGAGAAGACGAAGTACTTGACATGACCGACGCATCTGACGATGAAGTCCTAAAGGTATTCAAATCAATGAAACCTGAAGACGGAATTGTTGTGAAACGTGACGGTGATAATGTTGAACTCGAAGACGGAGACGACGAATACATCATCAAATTAGATGACGAAGAAAGTGAAGTCGAAGAAGAATACAACGAAGAGGTATCTGAAGAAGAAGTTGAGGAATCAGAAGTATCTGAGACCGATATGGAAGAAGAGGTATCTGAAGAAGAAGTATCTGAAACTGATGACACTGTCTACGAAATTGAATTAGAAGACGTATCCGAAGAAGAAGTCTCTGAAGAAGAAGAAGAAGTTTCCGAAGAGGAGGTATCTGAAGAAGAAATTGACGAATCAGAAGTATCTGAGGAGGAAATGGAAGAAGAAGTCTCTGAAGAGGAAGAATCTCATGAAGAGGAAGTCGACGAAGCTGCAAGAACAAAATCCAATGTACATGGTGACAAGGGAGGTGCTAACAGAGCCGGTATTAAGTCTAAGACTAAATATAAGGCAGGTGCAATCAACGAAGAAGTTGAAACTTTAAGAAAACAAAACGGTGAATATAAAAAGGCGTTAGTTTTATTTAAAGAGAAACTAAACGAGGTTGCTGTGTTTAACGCTAACTTGGCATACGCTACAAGATTGTTCACAGAACATTCGACAACTCGTCAAGAGAAATTGAATATTTTGAAAAGATTTGACTCTGTCAGTTCTTTAACAGAATCTAAATCCACTTATAAAGTAATAGAAGGTGAATTAGGTTCAAAACAAAATGTTACTGAGTCGGTTGCCAAAGCAATCGTTTCAACTCCGACATCATCCTCATCTCAAGAAGTACTTTCAGAAACGAAAGCATATGAAAGTCCACAATTCAAGAGAATGAAAGATTTAATGTCAAAATTATAATAAAATAAATAAAAAAACTAAAACTTACATTTAAAATGGGAGCATTATTAGAATCAGGTATGGTTGGTAACATTGGGTTAAAACACCTAAGAGTTATCAAAGAAGATACCATCAAAAAATGGGATGACCTAGGTTTCTTAGAGGGACTTAATGGACATCAAAAAGATAACATCGCTCAGTTATATGAAAACCAAGCGTCTTATCTAATTAACGAAGCTGCTGTGTCTGACGCATCAGGTTCATTCGAAACAGTTGTTTTTCCAATTATTAGAAGAGTATTCTCTAAATTATTGGCAAACGATATCGTTTCTGTACAAGCTATGAACTTACCAATTGGTAAATTGTTCTACTTTGTACCTAAAATCGGTGAAAGAGATGCAAATGGTAATCACAAGAAACCTTATGGTATACCAAACGGAGACAATGACGTAGCAAACGGAGACTTTGACGGTGGAAGAAATCTTTATGATAGATTCTACGAAGAAGGTGACGGAGCTGATGAAGGTCTGTTTGACTACTCTAAAGGTAAGTACACTGTACAAACTCTTGCAGGAAAAAAATTCGTAACATTTGAAAACGGATTGGCAACTGATTCAGATACTTTAGCGGCAGGTACTTATTCATCTGTGATTATTAAAGTTGATGGTTTTGATAAAAGAGGATCAGGTAAAATTTCAGGACCTAATGGTAATGAAATGGATACTGAAGAATTTTTAGCATCTTTAGAAATATCTCACGCTGGTATTAACGGTGGAATTAAATTACCTTTTAACGTTGTAACTCAGAAATACGGAAACGGAATCGTTGAGTACGGTGCAAAAGGAACAGGTAACACAGGAGAATATCCTGATATCGTAGATAAAGACGGTGTAATTTACCTACAAGTTGATATGGAAACATATACAGCGGCGGCAGGTTTTGCAGCTGAAGTAATAGATAACCCTATTAACGCAACTGATTTAGCGGGAACTTACAGACAGTATGGTTCACTTGAATTCGAAGATGAAATCGGAGAAGTATCTTTCGATTTAGATTCTGTAACAGTTTCTGTTACTGAAAGAAAGTTAAGAGCTAGCTGGTCTCCTGAATTGGCTCAGGATGTATCTGCTTTCCATAACATCGACGCTGAGGCTGAGTTAACTGCATTGTTATCTGAGCAAATCGCGGCTGAGGTTGATAGAGAGATCTTAAGAGACTTAAGAAAAGGTGCAGCTTGGAACCTTAAATGGGACTACAATGAGTGGAAATACGGTGGAGACGCTGGAAAAACACTACAGGGTTATACTCAAAAGGATTGGAACCAAACGTTAATTACTAAAATTAACCAATTATCGGCTCAAATCCATAAAACTACACTTAGAGGTGGTGCTAACTGGATCGTTGTTTCTTCTGAAGTTTCAGCTGTATTCGATGACTTAGAGTACTTCCACGTATCTAACGCAGGTGCAGAACAAGATCAGTACAATATGGGTATTGAGAAAGTTGGTACTTTAGCAGGAAGATACCAAGTGTATAGAGATCCTTACTTCCCAGCGGGTAAAGTATTGGTTGGACATAAAGGAAAGTCGTTGTTAGACGCAGGGTACATTTACGCACCTTACGTACCGTTACAACTTACACCTACAATGTACAATCCATTCAACTTTACACCGATCAAGGGTATCATGACGAGATACGCTAAGAAAATGGTTAATAACCGTTACTTCGGTGTAATAAACGTTGCAGGATTACAAACATTCAACTTAGATTCTTTAAGATAATATATCTTTAAGTTCTATTAATATTAAAGGGGATCGATTCGGTCCCCTTTTTTTATTGCATTATTTTCTGTATATTATAACTTATGGTATGGAAAGATTACTTTGTTAGTATTGCAGAACAAGTTAAAGAAAAGTCTAAAGACATTAAGACTAAAATAGGTGCCGTTATTGTTGGTAAGGACAATGAAATTCTAAGTACGGGATATAACTCATTCCCAAGAGGATTAAACGATAATGTGGTTCAGAGACAAGAACGACCTGAAAAATACTTTTGGTTTGAACACGCTGAAAGAAACGCCATATATAATGCTGCGAGAATAGGTGTATCACTAAAACAATCCACAGTATATCTAACTTCAGGACTACCATGTATGGACTGTGCAAGAGGTTTGGTACAATCGGGGGTAATAAAGATTGTCTGTAAAGAACATTGTACTACTAAGAATTTAGGTAAGTGGAAAGAAAGTCAAGAACGATCTCTTATTTTGTTAAATGAGTGTGGGGTAGAAGTCGAGTTTTATTAAGTTTCCTTATTTTTACATTTAAGTCACCACTTCCCTTAATAACCCTATGGAATTCTCCTTCAGGTATTGTAACAACTAAACCTTTTGTAATTTTAATTGGAAGTTCATTATCCATTTGAAACGACCAATCACTTTCATGTAAAAAAGTAACTTCACGATCTTCATTATCGAAGTGCCATTTTAATTCAGACTCATTAATATCCCTTGGAAATATCCTTGTACTGTAATTGTTATACAATATTTCCCTAAATGGTAAAGTTTCTCCCATTAAAGTGTAAAGTTTTTCTTATTACTTTGTTTAATGATGTCCATCAGTGAATTAAAGACAGATTTTTCATTAATATATAGTCCTCTAATTATTATTTTACCGTATTCTATTAATGCAACTCCTGATTCATATTCATCGTAATCTTTACCTACATCACCCTCTTCCATTGAGATGGTAGCAAACATAGTTAGACTACCTTCTACCATTTCTGCATTATCTTTATCCAATACATCATATGAGTAACGACCATCTTCATCCTCATCTTCCTCAGGATATTTATCGGCCATATAATAATCGTTGTCCACCATATCGGTGTGGGCTAAATACTTGTCTTGTGTTTGTTTGTTTCTTACAATAAACAATCCTGTTTTTTTATCCCATAACAACAATTCAAAACGATCTTCTACATCATCTAGTTCAGAGTCATAGAAACCCTCTCCTGTGGAATCAGGGTATTCTGGCGGGTCATAATACCCTTCAAATAAATCAAATAATTTCATATTACCAAGGATTAGAAGATTTTATACCTAACGCTTTACGGTATCGTGCAATATTACAACTCCAATATCCCGCTTTAGTACGATCTTTCTTCTCACTACATTTATGTCTAGCCCTAAACGATTTTGCTGCCTTCTTATTATTATTCCTAACCTTTAAATTAGGGTCTCCAAAAGTTACTTTCTTAATTGTTCCTTTTGGGGTTTTAACATAGACCGCAAATTTCTTTGGTCCACTAGGGGTTCTAAATGGTTTGTTTAATTTAACGTTTTTACCTCTGTGTTTTGCTTCAAGTAAATGTTCGTCTTGATTTTCAATGAAAGGTATATCTAAATAAACCTCAGAACCTTCATATAAACCTGTTTGTCCTAAATCAGTATTAATTAAATCTAAATCGATTCCTGAGACTTCTAAGACATTATCTTCACTTAACTGACGTACTTCATTATAAATGTTAAAGAACTCATTAGAATAGATCCTATATACGTTCTCGACAATAGGTAAGTTATTATTAATATGGTATTGTAAACCTTCACTTAGTTGTTTAGATTCATTTACCATTTTAAGTTTAGGTTCTTGTATAGTTAACTTTTGTTGATCTAAGTTATTGAAAACTAAAGAAATGATTCTGTTTTCATCAAACCTCGCAAAGTTAGGTGTTCTACCTTTACCTGATTTTTTACTTTTTCTCTCTTTACGTCTTTTTTGACGTGTCATTGATTTTTTTTCTTTCTTACTGTACGACCCTGTTGTTTTAGGTGTTTTCTTAGAGACTTTTTTGGATGGTCTACATTTCGGGTATCCCTTTCTTTTTGAGTCTCCATCTGCATCACCTCTCCCACATGGTGGGTGTTTACCATCTACTTTACGAGATACATCAACCCATTTTTCTTTAAACCAACGACCAAGATCTTCCTGAAGTACCTCTCCGTTTGAGAGACACTCCTCTAAATAAACCTTATCTTCTTCGTTTATGGTAATTTTCATTTAGTTCTTTTTCTTAGGAGTTGATGGTGGGTTTAAAAATTCTTGAAATTTCTTAGTTAGTTGTTCAAGTTCAGGATCATTCATACCATCAAGTAGGTCACTTGAATATTGTTTTATAAACGATGGTGTTACGAACATGTATGTGTCTTTATGTATAGTTAATTCAGTACTTGTACTATGTTCTTTTATACAAGGTCCTATAGACAATGCTTGTGAATTTTGTTCAGTATCAAAAGTACATACAATAGCACTAATGACAGGCATTCCTAATAAGTACTCACATACAAATATAATGTTACTGGCCTTCTTTGAGGTGTGACTCTTATCTCCTGAAATATTTAATCCCTCTTTTCCAACTGAACTAACCATCGCCTTTGCAAATGCCAATCCTCCAACACCTGTGGCGAGTCCAAGAACCCCTTCTAATAACTCCTTAGAAAACGTTGCTCCCCAAGAATTAGATTTATGATTAACGTCTTCTTCATTAACGTGTACGAAACAACCCGAAGAATCAATTATTTTTTGTAATGCGTCGTAATCATAAAGAGACTTTCCTTCTTTATCCAATGCCTTTGTCATTGCACCAAAAAATACAGACACTTCCGCGAATACATCTCTTACTTCTTTTTCTATCGTTGTATTGGTCATATCAGTAGTTGCCATCATGATATTACCCGTTTCATTAAAAACAAACCCCTTTTTAACTTCTTGGTTATTTGGGTCTTGTTGTGTTACTTTATCAGCCATATTAATTTACTTTAAAATTTTATTTTTTCTTTTTACAGTATGAACCTGAACATCTTTTTTTACCGTCCAAACCTTTAATTGATCCTTTACAAACTCGTACCGCGTATCCGTTAGCATATGCAGATGGATATACATCAAACTTAGACTTAGCCGCTGACTTACCTCTTGCACATAAAGTGTTTTTCTTTTTCTTCTTTGCTTCTTGTAATTCATGACCATCTTCTGTTTGGTTCATTAAGAAGTCCAATACTTGATCCATGTTTTCTTTAGCAACACTAACGTGATCGTCGGCCCAATCGTGACCATTTTGTAATATGTCTTCAATTACATTTTCGTCCAAATTCAACAAAATTTCACATTGTCTGTGTATTTGTTTAAGGTTACTAAAAAACATATAATTTTCAGTTCTCTCCTCATTGAGGGAGTTTAAATGTTTTTTTATTAATTTTTTAATATTGTCCATATCTAATAAGTAGTTTATTTTTCGGATACAATCTCGAATTTTATGACTTCAGGGTAAAAAATCTCTTCGTTGTGTTTTACACCCTTTACTTCTATATAATATTCTCTTGGTATTAGTATTGAAGTATCTAAAACAAAACTATTTTCGTTGGTAACATCCATGTAAGTCCAATCAAAAACATTTACGTTAGTTACACCCTCTTTAATGTAGATTCGGTAAAACACCTCATCAAACAATTCGTTTGTGGATTTACTTATAGTTCTAAACATCGTGGTTAGTTTTCTGACTTCACCAGATTTTATTTTTTCATTTTGTTTTATACCTGAGTATTGTACAACGTACTTGTTTGATTCCTTTTTATTTTCACCAATACTAAATTTCGATGAATAAGGTTTAGGTACAAATTTTTGTGTTATATCGGGAAATGCGTTTCCTTCGACTTTAATTCCTTTCCATACATCATAAAAGAAACGTTTACCGTCACATACTAACCCGTCTATACCTAAGGTAACTCTATAAACACCTTTTCTAATTTTTTCCACTGTCAGGTCAGTTAGTCCCGTAATAGGTGTTTTTGTTGAGTCTAAAATATCGACACTTGGTATTTGATCCAAATCAAAAAAGTTTGTCTCCTTGTTTACATATAGAAATAAGTTCTGATCTGTTTTCTCTATAAAATTTTCACGATCATCAACTATCCTATCACTGAAATTAGTTTCTAAGTATGGTTCAAAAAATGTCTGTGTGTACTTTGTGAAGAACGCCACTGATTGGTCAACTTCGGAAGATAAATCTTCATATAAAGGTTCAAACGCAATACCTAAACCGTAGTTTACGGTACCACCTGTAATTACTTCGTTTATGTATTCTGTTATATCTACATCTAAATGTTCATTACCATTATCGAATTGTTGTTCACCTATGATTGCAGGATTATTCGAATATATTCCTTCGGCAGACCATGAATCTAAAGTTGTTCGTGAAAACCAATTTGAAGGTCTAACGTCAAAAGTATCATTACCTGTTGTGTAATCATAACCTGAATCTTCATAATCGAAACCAACACCTTCATCCCAATACTGATCTATCTTAAATAAAATAAGTTTAAAGGAAGTTGTTCTTTCTCGTCCAGTTCCTCTTTTCGCACCTAAGAATGTTTCATCACCAAAAATAGTATTGGTCATGTGTATTCTATGTATTGTGTCTGAGTTTAGGACATAATCCCCATTATCTATTTTAGACTTTAAACCGTCTAAATCTAATTTAAGGATGTATTTGGAAAACCCCGAACCATAAAAAATCTCAGTCGTAGGATTTTTTGCGGTGTTAACCTTTAAACCTTTAATTATAGTATTGTTTTTTTCAAAATATGAACGATAGTATGACATCTTGTGTTTAGTTTCTTATATAAATATCTGTTAGTTTATTCTAATCGACTTATTTAAGATGTCATTTTCAAGTGTCTGTCTAAGTTTTACTAATTTATCCCAATCTGAATAACCATTTTTAACCATTGGTTTTGTTGGTTGATGGGCGTGTCCTGCAATAACTCTTGTTAAAACATCTAAAAACTCTAATAAAGTTTCACCCCTTACAGTTGAGAAAGTATTAGGTTCTATAGAGGATAAAAGATCTTCCTGAGTGTATTCGTATTTATCTAATTTATTAAACAGTATCTTTTTACCTCCCGTAACAACGTTTGTATCGGTTGATAACATAAAAATTTTATCTGAAGATAATGTACTAAAAGATTGTTCAAGTGTGGTAGATACGGTTTTAAGTATTTTTTCTTTTTTCTTTTCCGTAATTGGTTTCGGTGTGGGTTCATTAGGACTAAAAACTAATCCCGACCCCATTACCGTTGAATTCCCAAAACAACCAGGCCTTATCTTACTTAAAAACTCTACACTGTTTAGTGTTTTTACTGGTCTATAATAAAAAGGATGTAATGATACTTTAGGTAAGTTACCATCAAACTTTCTAAGTCCATCATTATTTAGTTCACATAATGTCGTTCGTATCTTTATATATGCACCTTGATAATCACTCGCAGTTTGTGAAAACGATGGGGAGGATGATGTACCGTCCGTATTGATTAATTTAATTTGTTCAGAATAACTTGACAAGTCCTGTGCAACATCTCTACTGAAGACATTAGTGTTGAATGTTTGTCCATATATTTTCTTTACTTCATATACGTACCAATCGATAGTATAGGACGATCCACCTGTATTAGTATCATTAATATTATATTCAATAATATATGATAGTTTCTTATAAGGTACTTTTTCTATTACGGTCTCTTCTTCTTTTAATTCTTGTTTTGTACCGAATTTTTTTAAACTTAGTATTGATCTTTTTTCTGAAAGAACTGGAAAATTAATAATATCTGTCCTAACCTTATCTGACGCACTATCTTTAGATACTAACTTACCACCCCTCAAAGTTAAACCGTTCTCAGTAAAAAGAACATCAGAACCATAAGGACCATAGATTGCATAATCTTTTAAGTTGGAGATTGTACCTTCAGATTTTTCTTTAACATAAGTACCATTTTCTGAGAATACGTTGTTCATCTTTTTAACGTTGGATCCGTAACTGGTATTCTCTACTTGTCTTGAATTAGTTTGACTTTGATAATCATGTACTGTAGTGAATGGACCCGCGATATATTCTCTATTAACCAAATCATTATCAGGGTTATAGACTATTATTTTTACGGACTGACCTATTTCAGGAATGAAATTAATGTTTGTTGGTAGAAAGGGGTTAGCAATGAAAGGATCATTTTCGTCCCAAGGTTCATAATCTCTCGCCTTTTCAATAGGTCCTGTCGGTACTCCTGTAAGTTTAACGCGTATTCTACCAATCCCTTTAGGGTCAACGTTATTATCTACAACCGCTAAACTTATTATACTACCCATTATTTAGTTAATCTATTACCGATTTCATCATTTATGTTATTATATAATTTCTCAATTTTATCCATATGTTTTGTCAATTCAACAATACTGAATTTTGTTTTCTCAAATTCCTCATTTAAGTATTTTAATCCTTCTTCTAAATCTTTGTTAGATTTTACTGACGGTTCATTCGAAACCTCTAAAACTTTTTTTAAATCCATATTAAAACATTTTACCTGAAAAATTAATAAATCCTGGTGGTATTGGTATTGGTCCCATCGGGGACGCCAGAACGGTAAATTTATTACCACCCTTTATATGTGAATTCGTATCTATTTCTTCGCTTTGACCATCGATCATACTTTTTACCATTCCCATCATTTCATTAGCCTCACCATATATAGGCCCTGTGTTAAGACCTAAACCGGCCATTCTCTCAGCCGCGTTCATATACGCCCTATCTGCACTATACCCCGGTAATAAATCTGAAAAACTAAGTAATATACCCGGTATATTAATTGTGGGTCCTCTCATATTTATTGCCCCTAATATAGTGTCTATTATCGCTTGGAAGATTGCTAAACAATTATCTAAACCTCGAGACAATATCTTTCTAATCAATGCGATAATTGCTAAAAGTATTCTTCGGAATCTTTTAAATTTGTTTGTAATAATTTTTAATGCAATTTCCTTAATAAAATTTAAAAGGTCTCTCTTTATGAATCCCCAAAATTCTTTTATAAATCTCCAAAAAACATCTTTTATTATTTTAAAAAATAGTTTTGAAAGTTTTTTCATTATGTCTTTTACGTCACCGGCAAACCCCTTTATCTGTTTCCATGCTACAATTATGGGGAACATCATTTTGGGTGATATTATTGATGACACCAATGCCTTTGGTACATTTAAAATAAATAAATTTATAAGTTCTAAATTAATATTATCTATTGGTGCAAAATTATCACTTTGTATTGCCGAATTACTTGCAGTATTTGCCAAGGTAGCGTCTACCAATTGACCTAAATCACCATTTTGTGAGAGGTAAACAAAATCTTCAAAATTCTCGGATGAGGATGGTACTTCAAAATTACCACAATCTACGAATCTAAGTACTTTACGATATCTTGCATCTTCATCATCTAAATCTATACCCTCCACATCATTGAAATCGAAATACGATTCAATATCCTGATCGTTCTCATTAAATTGTTTACTTGTTGTTTGTATAAGTCCTGAATCTTCACTTGGAGAGTTACATATTTTAAATAACTTACTACAGAGTTTGTTTAATTCATTAACCGCCTTATCAAAAACAGGTGGATTCTCACCATCTCCTTGTAAGGTCATTAACATTGCGGTCTTAATAATATACTCAAAACTAGGTTGTTCAATACTACTATAGTAATCACCAACAAACTGTCCTACTTTAGGGACAGTACCTCCACCACCTTGTAACCCACTTACATCATACTTTTGAGTACCGGCATTCCAATTTAAATCAAATAAACTAGAACCTGAATTAGCACTGAAAGTATATGGATTTGAGAAAGTACCATAAAGGTCTCTATTCATTTTCACATTACCCGTACTACTATTAGGATCCTCGTACATGATTAAACCTACTTTAGAATCGGGTTCTGCCTGTAAAACTTCTAAGAAGTCAAACTCTTTAGGTGATATTGACATTGTATCTGCCGGCATATCTGTATCCACCCCACATATACTTGTTTCTTCGTCTACGAATAATACTTTCTTAACAGCATCTGCAACAATATTTTTGGAGTCTTCAGAAGTTATTCTCGCCGATTCCATTGCGTACTTCTTAATTTTATTTCCTGATATTAATTTATCATTAACTTGAATATCATTACTCTTATTACTAAGAAATCCAGACGCAACGTCTATGATCGAACTGAATATATCGGTTTTCTCACCTTTTTTCTTAAACTTAGATTTTAGACCATCTATTTTGGTCTGTAATAGTTTATCGGTCTTGGTTATACCATCCGCATAAATGTCATATAATTCGTCAGTGCTTAATTTAGGATCATCTTTGATCTTTTTAATCACATCGATTTTAGACTTTAATTTATTTCTAAGTTGTTTAACTTTACTCATTACATTTTATACTTTTGAGTATTATCTTCAGGTTCATCATCCTCTTTCATAAGTTTTTCAAGTAAGACTCTATCTTCCTCGGATAAATCCATTTTACCACCCATCTGAGGTCCTGTACCACCCGTTTGTTTAAGAAGGGTACTTTGTAACTTAACAAGAGAAATCTTCTTTTCGGTACAGTCATTCATAATTTTCTGTTGTTCTTTAATTACAGGACCAATTACACTCATATCTTCCGCCTCTTTCATAAAACTCAACATCTTCTTAGTAATCATACTAGCGGTTTGTTTCTGTTCTACGATGTCGTTATAAATTTCTTGCATAAGTGCAAGTGCAGAATCTGTATCTAAAGACAATAAATTCTTTTTTCTTCTCATAACTATAAATAGATTGTTCTAGTAATTTATAAAATCTAACTTCAACACCTCATAGAGTTTTTTAAACTTTTTCATAGCAACTCTAATTTCTTTGGTAGATAGTGAAGTCATTTCACGTAGGGACAATAGTATTAAGTTCTTATTGAACTTGTTTCCTTCACCCACTTGAAATATCTTTTCAAAATTGGTAAAAACCTCAACCAGAGCATAACCTAATTTCTGTTCGTTCTCGTTAAGATTTTCTTCTTCGACAAATTTTTCTAATTCAACCGTAAGTTTATTTACGACATCCTTATAATCAATTATTTCTTCGTCTATAATATAAGAAAGGTCCGCCCTATCTTCAATCCGTGAGGATATGTCTTCATAGGAAACGGACCTGTTCATTAGTTTTTGGTCCTTCTGTATAGTACCCATTAGGTAATTCTTACAGATGGTACCGAAATAGGAGTATGCCTTATAATTCTTAGTGGTATCAAACTTACTAATCTTCGTCATTAAAAATGACAAAGTATCAGTATGTATTTGTTCAAAATTATAATCTTTCCTATAAAGTTTGTAACGGCGAATTATACTTTCCACCATTATTTTGAGAGGTTCTCTTAAATATTCGTTAAATATCTTATTCTTTTCGTCTTCGTTTTCTGATTCTAAAAATCTTACTACCGCTTGTTCTTGCTCCTCCCCAAAGTACATTTTTTGGGTTCTTTTTCTGGGCATTAATTGTCTTTATATTCTACTTCTCTTTTATTCTTGAAGAAAAATTCTTTTTTTGCGGTCTCTAACCAAAACTTCGCCTCACCACCTTCTAACTTGTGATCCTCCGAATTTTTATATGACCAAAATAATGAGTCTTCTCTAAAGTTTACATGTCTATATCCTATTTGTGGGATAGTGGCCACTTTAGCACCGTTATGTGTTAATCTCAATAAAAACTCATAACTAAATGTGAGTTTAATATTATCTTTAAATGATCCACTTTCTTTAACGACATCTGTTTTATAAAAACCACCACTTGTTTGGTAGTTTTGATAGTCTAAAAGTATTTCATTATTAAGTTCTCCTTGGTTTTCACTAAAACCATATGCCCAAACAGATTCATTTGTAAAATTAAGAAGTTTACCTTCAGAATTAACGTCTTTCACTATTGGTAATAGGATATCTGCGTCGGGGAAAAGAGTATGATACGTTCTAAATGAATTAACCCAATTAGGTGTGTATTCGTCATCTATTTCTAATATTGAGAACCATTCGGTCTCACAATTATCAATTCCTAAGTTTACTTGGGAACAGAATCCCGTATCTCCGTCATTGATAATGATATTAACATCCAACTTATCTGATATACTATCTCTTTTAAGGTCCCCTAAAACATTTTTGGGTCCCACAAGTAATAAAGATACATCGTCATGAAATTGTTCTACAGAAAGTATTGCTCTTGAAAACATTTCATTGTATTCACCTTTTAAATTGTGAATGGGTAAAATTACTGTTATATTTTTCATGCTGTCTCTTCTTGTTTTAAATTTTCTAATGCTTCCCCAATTACTTTTAGTCTTCCCTCTTTAAGTGAATTAAAAATAGAAGTCACATTATTATCAATTATATCACTATCATAAGGTGTTAGTGTTTCTCTCATTTTAACTTTTACTTCTTCAGTAATTGTTACACCCTCTAACCACGCCAAAACATATGTACCTAATAACTCCACAATTTTATTTAAATCGTAAGTCCATATACCATTTTCAGATAACCATTCAGGTTCTGTTGTGGGTATTTTACCAATTACTGGTACTTCACATTTCATTGACTCCAAAGGAAACGTTCCAAAGGTCGAATCATCATCCATCCATACAGAACAGATACATTCTTTTAATTGTGTTGAGAATTCATCATATGTTAACTGAACCATATCTCTAAAAGTAACCCATCTTAATTGCGGGTATTTTAAATAGAATTCAGATATAACTTTTCTATGTTGTCCCCTATCTCTAGCACTAATTGCAATAAAAGGTTTTGTTGGTAAATCTGATGGTCCAAAATTATCCCCTATTTTAGGTGGATTAACATGAATTAGATTCTCAGGGAAAATACTTTGTATATAATCTTTAGATTTTTGAGTTGTAGTAATAACTTTATCAAAACCATAGTCACTCCATCGACTACCCACAGGAAGAGTTTCAAAAATATACTCAGTTTGTTGTATTAACATAACTTTAGTACATTTAACTGAAGATAACTGTTCAAGTACGTTAGAGTAGTATTCAGGTACAACTAAAATATCATCGATACCCATCTGTACTTGATCCTCTTTTATGGTAACTACGGGAATATCTTTATATGTATCCCCTAACCACGAATTAACCCCAACGTAGTTCTTATCTTCAACTAAAATGTATGCATCTAAACCCTGTTCTCTTAAAGTGTGTACGGTATCGTATATATATTTTACCGATGCCCTTGCATTTGTTTTAGTATCATATGTTAAAAAGTACAATTTATGTTGGTTAGATTTTAACCTTTCATATGCACTTTCTAGTTTTTCAATGTTTTCTATTTTTTCACTCATATTCTTCTTTAACTAAAATACCATATTTTATTAATGTGTTAAATGCAAATTTGAATGGTAATGATAGTTCTGAATTAAGTAATCCTAATCCGTTATCATCTACCACATTTTCAGTTAAAATTGTATCTATACATTGTTTAACTGCATCGTATTTGAACACGTTTATTGTTTGTTCCACTTGAAGTGGTTCCCCCTTATCGTTCATGATCGGATCAACCTCTAACTCACACGTTTGAGTAATTTTGTTAATGTCGATACAATAATATTCTCCGAAGATTTCAACCATGTCTTGTCTATTTCTGTTAATTTATGTATTTCTAATTGATTTGTAAAGTGTTGATTATACTCAGTGTTGAACTTAACAACCTTCTTATTTTTAGGACAATGATCTATAACTGTTTTGTTATCTGTGATCCATAAGTCACACGTTTTCCATAGTTTAGGTATTTCACTAGACATTGTAAATTTGACGTTGTTACCCATAAAACCATTTTTAGAAAGAAAAAATAGTGTCGAAGGTTTGGACTTACCTAATTGATCTAAACCAACTAATGTAAAATTATGGTCCTTATTTTCATATATAAGATTATTTAAATCATGAAACGCCTTCAAATAACTTTGATTGGAATGTCCGAATATTTCCATTGCGTAATCAATAAAAATAAAATTATCGAACTCTTCTTTTGACTGATATTTGTAACTTTCTAATAAGAAATTGTTTTTAACTGGTTCTATAACACCATATTCAAATGAATTTTCTTCATCTGTTTTCTCATCGGTTTCTCTATCTAAATAATAGTCTTTATAATGGTAATCAAACTTAGCAATTGTGTTACGTAAGACCCCATCTATATTAATTAAAATTTCCATATTAGTAATATAATGATATTATTGTTATAAGTAAAGTCTATTATTCGTACCTCTTTAAGATTTTACTAATAATAGGGTTCCTTACAATGTCTTTATTTGAGAATTCAAACACACCGACATTATTTAAATCGGTTAATCTCTTTTTTGCGTCGTATAAACCACTCTTCGTCTTGTCTCTAAACTTATCAGATTGATCTAAATCACCAGAAAGGAAAAATTTTGAGTTATACCCAATACGGGTTAGGAGTAGTTTAATTTGTGCTGGTGACGCATTTTGTGCTTCTTCAAAAACAAGTATTGTATTATCAACGTTCCAACCTCTCATGTATGCAAGTGCCGCAACTTCGATGTACCCCTCATCTTTTAATTTTTCACGTTGTTCTTTACCTATGATCTTATTTAGAAGATAGTAGGATGGAAAGATATATGGGTCAAGTTTTTCTTCAAGACCACCAGGTAATGAACCTAACTTTTCTTCTGCTTCAACTGCGGGTCTAACAATAAGTATTTTTTCATATTTATTGTCTTCTTGCCAAAGTAAATCGACCGCTCTTTTCATTGCGATAAAAGATTTACCAACACCCGCCGGTCCAAAACATAGTGTTATCTCATTACTACCAAGAACATCCCAATACTCTTTTTGAGAGTCGTTAAGAAACTTTTCTCTAGGTTTTTTTATAATCTCTTTTATCCTTTGTTTTTTGGATACTTTAGTACTCGTACTTTTTCTTTGAGCCATTAATCTTAATTATGTGTAACTTTATTTACCTGTTGAACCAAAACCTCCGTCACCTCTATCGGTTTCGGATAAATTAGTAACTTCAGTAAATTTTATTTTGGGGTAGGGTAAAATCATTAACTGACATATCCTCTCCCCATTTTCATAAATGGTGGATTGGTTGGTTCCTGTATTAATATTGAATGTCGCCATTATTTCCCCCCTATAACCACTATCTATAACACCAACAGAATTACTTAATTCTAAGACGGTCCTACGGATTGAGGATCTTGGAAAAACCAAACCAACATATCCTGAAGGTATCTCCAATGAAATCCCTGTACTATACGTGACTTGGTTTGTTTGTTCATTCAATACATAACTCACACAATGTAAATCCACACACCCATCACCCTTTTTAGAATATGTTGGTGTAACTGCATCTTTGTGTAATTTTTTAAATTTACAACCAATGGTGTATTCATAGGGTGTATTGGTTGTGTCACTTACATTAGTTCCTTGTTGGGAGTTTTGTACATGATCCATTGAGTCGGACGTTAACTTATTTAAAGTCTCAGCCACTTCATTCATAAATGATTCATCTATGTTGTCCTCATCTTCTTCTGAAAGAATTTCTTCAAAACCTTCTAATTTTTTTAGATATTCTTCTAACGATTTTTTATCCATGTTTTTGTTCAAATATGGCTAACTCAAACCCCTGTTTAACGATTTGTGCTAATGGTGTTGAGTGATATTTAGACTGTAAGTCATTATCACCCTTATCAGAATTAACTATTGTTTGATACTCTTCTTCATTTAATTTAACACCATGTAATGAACAATAATATGCCGACCTTTCACCAACTCTCATAGAGACTAAATCATCATTAAATTCATACATCTTACCCAATTTATTACGATGCCACTCACTTTCATTCGGTACGAATAAAAATACCTTACCTATTTGAGACAAGATTGTACATTTTAATATACTGTTGATGGGTTGTTGTAAGTTTTCGGGTAAGATACTGTTAACCTTAACCGCATATTTTGATGCCGTAAAGACATGTTCTATCAAACCACCTGGGTAAGCACCATACATATCTAATGTGGTCGATGCGGGAGAAGTAAAAAGATCATCACCTAAGAATTTAAGTAAATCAGATGTTAGTACATCATATTTCTCTGAAGTCTCAAGTAACTTCTTTTTATTATTCTCTATTTGTTCTTTGTTTAACATAATTCTATCCTTTATAAAGTTGTGGAGTGATTGCAGGATCTAATATACATTCGATCGGCATCTTTACGATTGATATACTTTCACTCGATCTCATATCTTCAGATTTATATTTGTTCAAGACAATTGTTGCCTCTTCTACAGACTCCGCCTGTACGACATATTTTACCTTGTCTAATCTTGGATTTCCGTTTCCATCCAATTGTTCTTTTTCGTAACCTACTGTTGCTAAATAATACATAATTTTACTTTTTTATAATTGATTTTAAAAATTCCACTCTATCCTTAGAAACAGTGGCGAGTGAATATTTAACCTTTACTGTTTCATATAGTTTATTACCTAAGTCTTCTATCATATTAGGGTTTTCTATTAACTTCTTCATATGTTTACCCCACTGTTTATGATTTTTGTTTGTTGACACTAATAAAGAATTACCCTTAGGGTTAATTCCACCACCACGTTCAACTGAGGATACTAAATCAATAAGATAGGGATCTTCTTCTGTTGCGATGATTGCCTTCTTATGAAATCCCGCCTCAATTACTTTTAGTTGAGATTTATTAGCGTTAAATTCGGATTTAACCAACGGAGCTAACGATACATCAAAATAGTTGTAATTAGATGCATACTTGTTTATATCCATGGTCCATCTACGAACATAGGGTTGGTTTAATTCGTCAGGAAACTCTGTTTGTGTAAATGTGTGTAAATGATTTTTATAGTCTTGGGAAACTGATCTATAATCGTTAGTGAAAATATTTTCATATTTAAACCACACGGTTTCCATAGGTTTAATAGGTCTTTCCGACATCTGACCTGTTTGTCTATTAATCATTTTCATATTCCCCCTTAAATCAAAACCACATAAAACAAATTGTGTTTTACCTTTATATTGTTGAGTTATTGTTGAAATACCACTTTTAATTAATTCTAAGTCATGTAAGTGAGATGACCCCCCTAACCAACCAAATCTAACTAAATCAGATTCTTTTGGTTTTGGTTTGAATTGAGGTTCTTTTTCGTTTACCGCATTTGGAAATACTGAAACATTCTTTATCCCTAATAAAGATTTAATTGTTTTTTGATAAATAGGTGTAGTGGTTGTTACATAGTCAGCACTTTTAAGTAACTCTGCACGTAATTTACTATACCCATTTCTTTTAAATGTTTCATAGTTTGGGTGTCTGTGATCTACTCTCCAAAAATCGTCAATATCCATAACGACCTTAATTCCCTCTTTTTTTAACCAATTGATTCGGTCTAAATTTAATTGAGATTCTCCTTTGTGTATGAATGAGTGAAAGTATACAATGTCGTAATTATCGAAAAATTTATTTTCGTTAGGTACGTCGAATACGAGATCAACATGTACTTCATCTGAATGGTTATCACCAATGTAAGTAAATGGATCTATGATTCTATATTTCCCGACACCGTGACTATCAGACGGAATTGCGAGTACTCTAACTTTTGACATATATTATTGTTATATATCAAAATATAAGAAAAAAATATGACGAAATCAATCCTTACTTGGACTTATTTACTCCAGTAATTTTACCTTTGAATATAGAATCCCCTACTTTAAGTACTAAAGTCTCGTTAATTGATGCTGTTTTAGATGCCGTTAAAATTAATTCTAACTTTCGGTCAACAATTTCTTCCAAAGTATCTTTAATTGTTTCTTTAATGAGTGATTGTATATCTAAATTGTTCGTTCCTTCAGAAATAACTTGTTTAGTATTAGGTACGGATTTTTTAGGTGTCGACATTCCTTCCCTCTCCATTAATTTTTTGGCGCCTTTTAACAAATCCATATCTAACCCATCACCCAATGAAATTTGATCCATTGTTGGTATTGGGTTATTAATCATCGCTTGTTTTATGGAGTCAGGTAATTTGGAACTATTAATCTTATCCTCATTCACTACGTTGGATGCGACGTTTCTCGTGCTTGGTTTAGTCCCTGGTTCAGAGACCAAATCACTAGTACTTCTTTGTAAAACAGATTCATCTATGTTACCTGTAGTGTAGTCCCCTCCGTCAACCTTAGTCATAACTTTTTTAGCGTTAACTAATTTAGACATAAGATCCGTTGGACTTATAGGTTTTGTATTTAATTGTGTATCTGACATTGTATTATAGTTTGTTAAAATATAAACTTTTATTTCTTATTAATAAAGTAATCTTTTGATTCTCTTTATATTCTCATTTAAACCATCATAGTCATTCGTTTCATCCTCCTCATCCTCATTATCATCAGAGTCACTAACTTTGGGTGGTTCAATACTTGGTTTATTTTCAGGTTCAGGTTTGGGTAAGTCACTTTGTTGTGGTTCTGATGTTGGTTCACTTTGTTGTGGTTCTACTGAAGGTTCACTTTGTTGTGGTTCTACTGAAGGTTCACTTTGTTGTGGTTCTGATGTTGGTTCACTTTGTTGTGGTTCTGATGTTGGTTCTGTGTCTTTAGGTATATCGGGTGTAGATGACCAATCTGAAGTAACATATGTAGTTAACATTGATTTATCGTCACCCTCCTTATAACCTGGTCTTTTAGTATCAAATGTTTCCTCATCAAATATCTCTACTTGTGTTAATCGAGAAACCATAAAAGTTCTCCAATTATTTTTACTAAAACCCGTCTTTGATCTGGAGGGTGGTTGAACCCAACCCCTTATAATCATATTGCCTTTTTTAGATACCCCAAGTGCAACTACCTCTACTTTAACCCTTCGCCCCGCTTGGACTTGGTTTCTAGGTCCATTATAGAAAAAACTTATTGGATTTCTTTTTTTAATTGCGTTGGCTAACGCTTTTGGTTTTGACGCTAATTTAGGTTCTGACTGTTCACCTATTAAAAATTTGTATATGTCTTTAAATAATTTCATTAAAAATCGGGATACCCACTATTACCGTCGTATTGATTTCTCGCAAAACTTAGGTTTCTTTCGTTTATGTCTTTTAATGTTCCCACACTATTATTGTTTTCCGCTCTACCTTTTTCATCTCCGTCTGATATTGCGTTAGGGTGAACTAAACTATATGAATTATTTTCACTATAAATATTCCTTGCTTGACTATCTAAACGATTATTAATGTCTGTCTGTGAACCTACTTGATTATTGTTTTCACCTTTACCTAAATCATCACCGTCCGACAATGCATTAGGATGGTTTACACCATACCCGTTTAAGTCATTACTGTATTTGTTTTGTGCGATTATTGCCGCTCTTGTATTAATGTCGGTTATAGATCCGACCATTTGGTTGTTTTCGCCTTTACCCAACTCATCTCCGTCGGATATTGCGTTTGGATGATTTACACCATAACCGTTAGTTGAATCATATGAATTTCTGGCAACATTATCAATTCTTGTTTGATTATCGGTGAAACTACCGACCTTACCGTTGTTTTCACCCTTACCTAACTCATCACCATCAGATATTGCATTTGGGTGATTCGTACTATAACCATTATCGGAGTTATATGAATTTCTACCTATATGTTCTTGTCTTTGATTTTGGTCTGTTATTGTCCCAACTTCACCATTTCTTTCTCCTCTACCAAACTCATCACCATCAGATAAGGCGTTTGTATTTTCAATACCATAACCAAATTCAGGACCATATTTATTCCTACCTAAAGAATCGTTTCTGTTATTTATATCGGTATTTGAACCAACTCTACCATTATTCTCTCCTTTACCTTTATCGTCCCCGTCAGAAATTGCATTGGAGTGGTTTGAGTCATAACTTTTTGTTCTTTGGTAATCATTTCTTGACATTGCTTCGTCTAAAAATTGTTTCGATATTTTTTCTATTTGACTTGCCATTATAATAATTTTTTAATTCTTTCAACATCCTCAAAAATACCTAACGAAGAAATAGGACTAACCGAAGTTTTATCCGAATTAGATTTCATCATATTTCTTGGAATTGAGTAATTTGTTTTTTTATCGTGTTTTGCTAAAAAGGGGTTTTTTCTTATATCATCCAATTGTGAAATATTGTCTGCTCGTTTTTTAGATTCTTTATTGTTTTTAATAAGACTTCTTTCCCCATTTAAAAACTTTTTACACCATTCTAACATTTTCTCACCACCCGCCAAGTGAAATTGGTCATGGTTAGTTTTTTTATCCATATTTTCTAAGTCGTGAATAATTCTTTTCGCCTGACCATAAGTAATATTTTTAGTTCTAAGTAAATTCTTAGCTCGTTGAGTACCATCTATCGTCTTATCACCTAACGAGGTAAAAAACTTAAGTATGTAATCACAAATATCATCAGGTACTTTAAAAACCCTGTCTTTAAGATCTCTATTCATTATCGTCTAATAGTTTTGTTATGTCCGATACAGTTAAGTTATTTTTTTTTAACGTTTTCTTTAAAGAGTCTAATTGTCTCTTTAGTATTGGGTTGATCTCTTTTTCACTATCATTAACAATTTCTTTATAGTCACTTCTTTTAGATAGAACAGTTTCAACGTAATCTTTCATGAATTTTTTTGGGTTTTCCACAAGTCTAACTTTATCTTCAGGTAATTTTTCATCATAACCCATAGATTCTAATCTTTTCATTGCATCATCATGAGTTAACCCTAACTCACCCGTAAAATGTTTGTACGCCTTTTTAAAGTTTTCATCATCACCTAATGTATCATCATAACCTAATGATTTAGTTAAATCACTTTCAGCCCAATATCTAAGTGATGTGTGTGTTCCGTGAACACCGTGTGTCCCCATAGAACCTCCGACCGCCTTAGCCGTTTTATCTGTTGTTTTCTTTGATGTTATTCCTTTAGCGTGAAAGTCGGATGCTTTACCACCTCTTTTGATATTTCCTTTTGCATCTACTATCTCATCAACATCACCCTCTTTTTCAGCAACTTCAGGAATTTTTTCAAAGTCAGTGTCCTTAGACATTTCGTCCGCCATTTTCTTCCACTTAGCTCTTTCTTTTTTAGTTAGACTCTCATCATTGGCCTTTGCATAGAAAAAACCTTGTTGTTTTTTAGAGGTAAATTTCTCTTCTATTACCTGTTTTATAAAATTATTCATAGAAAGTTGTTTTATTATAAATATCAAATGTTATGAAAGATATTTATAAGTGTATGAATAGTCAAGATATTTTAAGGAATTTAGGTATTAGTGTCGACGTAGTCCTCGATAATTCGGAGACGTACGATTATGAAATTGCGGGGTTTAACAACGATTACGACCCTAAATTGTTGGATTTTGGTAATTCCATCACCTTTGATACACCTATAAAAAAAGATTTAAGTAATGATGATTCTACTATAGAAAATATTAAACTTTGTGAGTTTGATAATAGTATAAATGACTCAAACTACATTTATTCAGGTTTAACTGTTACATTTAATTATGATGATTTTACTAATCATTTTAATATTTTGGATAGTGAAGGGAATATTATACATGACTATGAAAATTTTATTTTAAACAATGATCTTTTTACATACACGGGAATAACTGATGAAACACATTACTTTTTTATATGTGAGTATCCCGATAGTGCAACACCGACACCA